ATCAGATATAGCGTTTACACGGGCTATCTTATCAGAGCCTTTGCTTGGTGTATATTCCTGTAATGGTATTCCCATCCTACGCATCTCATAGATGAGGGGCGCTCCTGCCGCCTTTTTCTCCACGATCAAAGCGTCTGGCGTCCAATCCTTGTAAAGCTCTTGTGCTTTTTTCTTCAGTTCAGGGAACTCTAGACGGTCTTTAAATGCGTCTAAAAGAATGATGTGGGTCGTATCATAGCCATTGGAGTCCGTTTTATAAAAGACTCCCCATGTCGTACAGGCGGAGTAGTCCGCCCTGTTGTTCTTTTCAAAAGCGGTATCCCAAGATTGGATAATGAACTCACAGACTGGCGGTTCGTCCTTCTCCCAGATCTGCCACATCTCCCGTTTAATAATCGCCCCTTCTTCGGAGGTTGGGTTCTGCTGGTACTGGGCTTCCCATTTGCTGACAGGGATCTCATTTTTGATGGCTTCTAGTTCTTTTTTGCTCCAGAACTCGCTCCATAAAGGTTTTCCTGAGGGCATGAGAGCAGGAAACTCGATCTGCTCCCAGTCGTCTCCCTCTCGTTTGATGGAGTTATTAAGGATTTGACCTGTTAAGTCCCGCTTAGACCAGCGGGTCATCACAATAATGATGGATCCGCCAGGCTGTAGACGTTGACGAGGACCAGAGGAATACCATTCATAGACCCTGTCGAAGACCGCAGGATTGCCTTGCATCGCTTCCTGCTCTGAATGGGGGTCGTCAATGATGAGGACGTCCGCACCCTTACCTGTTACGGCACCGCCAACACCAATAGCGAAGTAATCACCGCCTTTGTTAGTATTCCATCTTCCTGCCGCCTTGCTGTCTGAGGAGAGTTTGGTAGGAAAGAGGGCTTGATAGTCGGGAGTCGCTACAAGATTTCTGACCTTACGACCGAAGTTTGTCGCCAATTCTGCTGTATGAGCAGTCTGAATGATTTTCTTATGTGGAAACTTACCTAGATACCAAGCGGGGAACAGATAAGAAGCAAACTCCGACTTAGTATGGCGGGGAGGCATATTGATGATAAGTCGTTTTAAAGAACCATTAGCGACTCGTTCAAAGGCGTCTGCCATGTCTTTATGATGTTTTCCAGCAATAAAGGCAGACCACATCTCTTTGACAAAGGGCATGAAGTTTTGCCTGCATTTCTCCTTCTTGTCCTCTTCTAAAAGCTTTTTAATCTTAGGGATCTGAGGAGAGCCTTCGGGCAGGTGATCCAATAGATTACGATATTTCCTAATTTCTTCTTCAGTAAGAATCACAGGGAAGTCATCTTTTGAATGGTTTTATCAATAGGCTCAACAGACCTAACCTTGTGGGGGTCAAGCTTTAAGAAACCCATGTCTTTTAGTCTATGGACTAGTCTATGGATATTGGCTTTACTCTTCAGGTTCAATCCTGTGGCTATGTCCACATAACTAGGGGAAAACCCTTTGACCTTGATGAAGTCCTCAATGTACCGTAGCACTTCCATCTGACGCTCTGTCATTTCAGTTTCTCCACTGCCTTCTTAAGACTCGCTATTGCTGCACTTAGATCCTCTTTCTCACCGCCACGTAATTCAGCCTCTACCGCCATGAGACTCAATATCAAATTTTTTAACTTACTAACCACCAACTGATTTTTCAATATATACCCCGTATGAACAAATAGAAAACGTTCGGGGGGTAGTTTGCTATAGCGTTTAAACAATGTCAACTGGAAATTTATATAAGGGGGGGGTATGTTTCACGTGAAACCTTCGGTTCATACGATCCTGATGGATCTTCTGAAACAATAGAGAACGTTCGTATTGGTATATGAGTGTGATTGTATGTGTGGATCACAGTGTATAGACGTGTAGGACGCACGCAGGCAAACAGCGGGGGTGGGGAGCGGTGGGGTCGAGCATGGCACGTTTAAACAAGGGGCAGGCATCGAGCCAGTTCTCTACGCAAGACGTCAGTGCTTACGCTTGTTCGCATTCTCTAGCAGTGTCAGTGATGACTCCAGTTCTTTCTTCAATGCATCTACGTCAATCACCTCGTTGACCTGTTCCACCTTATCGCTGAACATTCCTACCGCCTTGCCCATTAGTTCCAGTGAGCGTAATCGCATACTGATCGGAATGTCCTTTCCCTCTGAGTGTTTCAGCAGTTCTGACATGATGTGACTACGTGCTATCCGCTCGTCTGTCAGGATCATTTCTCTCTTGGCTTGCCACATCGGCTCTAGAAGTAAAGTAACTCTAGGATCCCGCATTAGTTTGTTCGCATTGCTTGTGATTGTTGCGTGGCTTGAGTTCTCGCAGTTATACGACTTCATATAAGCAACGATAGGTGTATGTCCCTCCATGACATATCCCGCAAACATTGTTGCCCTTGGTGACAGTCTTTTGTCTCTGCCATTAGGTTCTACGCCATTCTCTGTCTTTACTCCATGAGGCTTACCATTCTTCTTTACCTTTATATGTTGCTCTTCTATTGCTTTCCTATAATCCCTTGGCTGATCGCCTTTGGCATTCATTCCCTCGCCTGTACTGATAGCATCGTTCTTATTTTCTGTGCTAATACTCAGACTGTTACTTACTGGTACGTTTTTAACCTGTTTCATTACTTACTTGCTCCACGTTTAAACTTCGATCACTGGCTCATATGATGAGCTTGTTCCATTCTGATGTCAATATCGTTTCCTGAGTGTTCTCTATTTCACCTGTCACTGGCTCACTGCATGAGCCTCTACTATCTCTATCAGTCATCAATACTTCACTACACATTTATTTGACTGTCGCACTTCGTGCTAAGGCTCACGTGATGAGCCACCCGATTTCTAAAATTGATCCCAGTTGTGACCGAGACCGCTCAGTACTGTATATCCATACATACGGTTTAAACCGCATTAGAGGGGTCTAGGAGACGTTAATGCTATTGTTGGAGCAAGTGGGTGTGCTAGTACGTGATCGTTCAATGGTGAGCCTCACCCTTATAGAACAAGGCTTGGCGGGGAGGGTTTTTTGGGTCTTGTATAAGACCTAAAACTGGGCGATAGATAGTCTTATATAGAGGGTAATACCTGAGTAAACTGTGGGGGATTAACAACATGATGCTAACACCTGTTTAAACATTCGTGCTAACATTCAGTCTGTTGTCGCAGTTGCAGTAAACGGTGAGAAACCACCGACACGTGCGAGCCGAGAGCGTGAATAAATAAATGCGGTGATCGATTCAAATTGCTTAATTGCCTATCGATCTAAAACAAAGGGCGAGACGTATCAAGTCTATAACTGTGCGGAAAAGGCTAGTAGCCACATGGTCTCTGACAGTAGTATTCGAAAACTGTTAGTGCGTGGTGAACGAGATGGCACCGAGACCGCTTTGACCCACGAGGTGATAGTCGTGGCGAGTGCTAGATCAGGTAGCGATACCTAGTTCTTTTGAGATTTAATCTCATTGGATTCAGACTAAACACCCACCTATCCTATCGGGGTTTGACTTGAGTCCAAGAGGATGCAATCTCGCATCTATTTCATGGGGGCTTTTATGAGTTCATTAGTACGCTATGTTGCAGAGCAAAATACGTGGAATGCCATCTTTGGCAAACCACCCTATGACCTGTCTGTTCCCGCTGATCGGGTTCGATTGGCACGTAGGATCGATGGCGAACTATCGCCTGAAAACCTGACCTGTGACGGTGAGTTGTCTAGGTCTCAGGTTAGTCGTAAGTACAACCAACTAATCCGAGTCGCTGAGGAATTGCAGAGGCTCGATCCGAGTGTGCAGTTCTCGGAGGTTTAAGACCTATCCTTATGCCCTTTGGGGCATAGGGATGTGCCTTATAACTTTTAACAGGAGGGCTTATGCCTATCAGAAATTTTGTAGCGAAACACGCAAAGCGTTGCGGTGCGGGTAGTCATACCGCTCGTAAGTACAGTCGTAAAACTAAACACAAGGGGGTGGCAAATGGCTATTAATCGTGAAGAGTGGTTGAACGAGGC